AACCTTGTTATAAGACACGGAGTAAGATTCAGTAAATCCCACTTAACTTATGGCACACAGGCAAACATCCAGACAGAAAACTATTCGCCTTACGGCACAACGAACCCGAGTTCTTTTGGAACATATTTTTCGGGTGTACAGAGAACATACGGAGACTAGAGATGAGTGCAGACTACTCACAAAATATTGCAATGGTAAACAATGAAGGGACAGTTGTTCAGGTAAACGTTAATAACGGTTCCTTTGGTGAAGACGGCACAACTCTCCATGGTTTAACTGTTAGACGTATTCCCGAGCCTATGGTGGGAAGTAGAGTCAACTGGATCGAGTCTAAATGGCACGATGGAACCGAATGGCAAGACTTGCCCACCAAACCAAACGTTCATGCATCATGGAACGGTACGGAATGGACGTGGGATAGTGCACGACTACTGGTAGAGATACGTCAATCGAGACTTAATAAGTTGCTTCAGTGTGACTGGGCGATCCTTCCTGACTCTCCATTATCTGATGAGAATAAAGCACTTGTACAGACATATAGGACTGCGTTAAGAGACTTGCCTTCTGGGTTGGATATGTCTACTATAGACAATATATCCGATGTCACATGGCCAACTCCTCCTGCGTGTTTATAACTGATGCACAGTAACTTCCTAGACAAGAGACGGAGACATCTTCGTCTCCAACCTAATCAGGTAGACAATGTCTTACCTGAACACTTTGGCACGTCTTATCCGAAGTTCATTCAACTGTTGAAGTACTACTACGAGTTTCAGTCGGAAGAGAGGTCAACAGAACTTCTCTCTCACATGTTTGCGACTCGTGATATTACTGAGACAGACATCACCCTATTATCATATATTGAGGATGAGTTACTTCTAGGTGACTCGTACTTTGAGAGTTTTGCTGAAGGCGATGCACAGAAACGTGCCGCTGCAAACTTCTCTAATACCCTGTTCAGATCCAAGGGTACTAAGTTCGCAATTCAATGGTTCTTCCGATCTTTCTTTGGTATCGATGTGGAGATTGTTGAAACACAAGAACAAGTATTCAAGTTGAACGATGCCCAATCTGGTATCGGTTCTAACTCAATAAGATTTCTGACAGATGATAAACTATATCAGACCTTTGCGTATTTGATAAGATCGTCTGTACCTATTGTCAAGTGGAAAGACCTATTCAAACTGTTTGTTCATCCCGCAGGTATGTACCTAGGGGGTGAGTTATTAGTATCGGATCGTGTATTTGCATCAATGATCGCACCACAACTGGTGGGTAAAGCATTACCTATTGATGAGTTCTACTTACAAGTTCTGAGAATCGCAGCTAATCTATCAACTACACCCACTGAGTTCTATCAGTGGGGAGAAACTATCGCACCAGATGGTTACCGTTTACTCACACCATCGTTAAGCGGTGACTCGGTGAAGTCTACTGATGCATTGATCTATGCAAATATTGCGACAGGTGTTGCAACGCGAGAACAGGAAGAACGATGGTTCAATACTGTACTCCCATCTTTGCAAGACCAACCATGGTATCGTGAAAACTACCAATTGTACAGCACCACCGAAGGTGTAGTAAACCGTAGAAAGAACTCCGTCTATGCAACTTACGTTGAACCTTCAATCACCGAGAATGAAGGCACTGAGTTCAGAGTTCGTCTAGTTGGCGAACATGTACCCGGAAGATCTGGTACTTATGAATACTACATCGATAAGAACACAACCAACATTGCAGACTTTGAGTACGGTACAGCGTTACCTGACTCAAATAATAGACAACTCATTACCATGGCAAATGACTCTGCGTCTCTTTACATAAAAACGTTCGCAGACTCTGACGAATCTGAGAGCGCAGAATCATTTACAGTTCACTTCTTTGATGATGAACATCGAAATGTAGCATCACAATCTATTACCATAAATGATGTTGAGGCATCCTATACACTCACACCATCGTCCACCTCAATCGATGAAGGTGACAGTGTACAATTTACTATTGCAGGTATAGGAGTACCCAACGGCGGTTCCACCACATTGCAGTATCAGGTCATTCCGACTGCTTTGGACTCTGCGGACAGTGCAGACTTCGTTGCTACTACGTGGACTAGTGCCTTTACCCCGATAGACATTCGTAACGATTCCGGTCGGTTCAGTGTACAAACAAAAGTGGACGGTGACCAAGACTCTGAGGAAACCTTCATAGTTAAGTTGTACACGGGAAGTAACATTCTCAAAGCAACCTCACCACTAATAACACTGAACAATGTAGAACCCACATTCGAGGTCACTGGAGAGACCATTACTATCACGGAAGGTGACAACGTTGTAGTCGAACTTACAGTTGATGCGTCTACAGTCGGCACAACAGTAAACTATGCAATCGGTGGAACGGATCCACGAATCATCACTAAGACTGGTTCGTTTGTTATTACTAGTGCACAAGCACAATATATCCTGTCCGCAACCGAAACCTCGGATGTATTCGAAACTGTATCAAACGTAACATTAACCCTTACCACATCTAGTGGTGGTTTCTTTAATCCTGAACGAGAGCAGGTTAAGCTTCTACGGGTTGAGAACCAGATCCAATCATTTATTATCACTCCATCTGTTGTAGGTGCACAAAACGGTGACAACTTAAACTTTAATATAACTGGTACTAACATTCAAGATGGTGTTCGTGCAGGTTACTTTATTGATCATGTCACAACTACCGATTCAGACTTTAGTACTCCGCCACCCACAGATAGTGCTTCTAGGTTAGACATCACGTTCACTAGTAACTTAGGAACCGCACCATTCATACTTGCAAACAATGGCGACTCAGATAATGAAGACTTTGTCTTTGTTCTGACTAACACGTCCGGCGACGAACAAGGACGTTTGGGTTACACAATCATTGGCGACTACATTTACACGATGACTACCCCTAATGGTGGTAATGCGAATGAAGGTCAAACTATTGAATCTATCTTCACTACAAGTGCTGCAGATGGGTTATACTACTATTACATCGCAGGTACCGTAGACTCTAACGATTTCTCTGATGGTTGGGCGTCTATCGATGCACGACAGTCGTTTATTGTTGCAGGTAACAATGGCATGATCGATCTGACTCTTAACAATGATCAGAGACAAGAAACCAACGAAACCTTCAGAATATACGTCTCAGACACCCCCAGCGGTGCCACATTGGCGTCTACTGGGGACATAACACTTTATGATATATCGGTACCTCTTTATACGATGACTGTACCGACTGGGGGAATAGTTGAAGGACAGACCCTGAGTATCACAGTGAATCCCTCCATAAACAACAACGGGTCGGAAAATGTCTATGTTAACTTCAAAACCATCTCAGGTGACAGTGCAGATATAATCATACCACAACCTATCGCACAATCAATCAGCGACCAAGCTGTCGTATTCTCTACTCCTATTGGTGTTAAAGATTCCGCGACAGGTGGGTTAACGGTACAAGCAACAGCTCACGTTGGTAGTTATACTGGTACACTAGTTACATCTGGGTCTATAGTTGTGGCGGACGCAGCCTCAAGTTATACTCTTGCGACCAACGCAACAGATGATTCAGCGTCGGAAGGTGACACGATACAGTTTTCCTTTAATGGTACTAATGTCCCAACCGCGACATATTACTACAATGTTAGTGATATCAAACCTAAGGCGAACACCAGTACTACTTATAGTGGGTCTCAGGTCTTGTATGTTCCCCACAGTAACCTAACTCTTGGTATGGAAATACGGGGCAACATTCCTTATCCTACAGGTACAGTAATCACTAGTTTTGGTTCTGGTAATCTTGTGTACGTAAGCAACGCGAACACCCTCCCAGTGAATGCTCCAGCAGGAACTAAGGTGTATTTTGCACTACCTGAAGTATGGGCAGACTTCGGTGCATCATCGAACAAACCATTCGGTGAGTTTTCTCACACCACTTCATCTGTATCGCAATTTAATGTAGATATTGCAACAGATAGCGATCTACCACAACCAAGGATAGAAAACTATACGATGAATGTGTCATCTTCTTTCGGTGCAAGCGCAGTGAAGACTAAAGCGTTTACCATTGGAGATATGACAATAAGTAATATACCAGAGGTTCAGATTCCACCACTGTTGACCAATCCACAGAGTCATCTCGACATCGGATCAAATACCGACCTCGCTTCTATAACACTTGACGTAAACCCAGTGGGAGATTTGAGAGTCAACGGTTTTGCCGCCGAGTTGGCTGGTATTCCTACTGTTGATTATGGTGATTGGGTCGATGACATTGGTGCCGGTTTTGTTGCAGGTAATTTCGAGATAAAGGCAACTCTAGTAAGTTCTATTGGTACTAACGCAGGTTCTCCGGGAGACTTTGGTGTATGGGATGACCTAGATATAACTAGATCATGGAACGTGGAATCAGGCGCTGCACCATCGGGTGGAAGTGTTTCTGTTTCGGAAGAAATATCTTTCACCATACGTGAGAAAGCGAATACCAGCAATGCAGTAACTTTCGTACAAACGTTAACGGCAAACACAATCGATATTGCTCCGATTACCTTTCCTTAAAAAAATATGGATAGACAATGACAGGTGAAGAAAAGAATATTAAGGATGACTACGAGACTTCGAGAGACACCTATATGGAGTTGATCGATAATGGTAAACGTGGTCTGGATTTGATGATGGAAGTTGCACGTGAAAGTGAACACCCCCGTGCCTTCGAAGTCCTCTCTGGTATGATAAAGAATGTCGCAGATGTTACTGACAAACTTATGGATCTCCAGAAGAAACACAAGGACATCACCAAACCAGCAGAAGAAGCCGCCAAAGGTGTGACTAATAACAATGTGTTTATTGGTAGTGCGACTGATCTCCAACGCATGTTGGCAGAACCCCCTCAAGAAAAAGATATAACCCCACATGACTGATCATTACATGGGCAACCCCAACGTCAAGGGCGATGGGGTAACTCAACCGTGGACTGAACATGACGTTCGTGAATACGCGAAGTGTATGCAAGATCCTGCTTACTTTGCAAGAACCTACGTGAAGATTATATCACTGGATAAAGGTCTCATAAACTTCAATCTATATGACTACCAAGAAAATATGTTTCAACACTTTGCGGACAACCGTTTCAGTATTGTTCTTGCGTGTCGTCAGTCAGGTAAAAGTATTTCCTCTGTAGTATACCTTTTATGGTATGCCATATTCCATCCAGAGAAAACCATTGCGGTACTTGCAAACAAAGGTGCAACTGCACGTGAGATGTTGGCACGTGTGACTCTTGCACTAGAGAACCTACCATTCTTCTTACAACCCGGTTGTCGTGCATTGAACAAGGGTTCGATTGAGTTCTCCAATAACTCTCGTATCCTTGCAGCTGCAACCTCTGGTAGTTCTATTCGTGGTATGTCGGTTAACTTATTGTTCCTAGATGAGTTCGCGTTTGTTGAACGTGCAGCTGAGTTCTATACGTCAACATATCCTGTAGTATCTGCGGGTAAGGATACCAAGGTAATCATCACCTCCACTGCGAATGGTATTGGTAATCAGTTTCATAAGATCTGGGAAGGTGCGGTACAGAAGACCAGTGAATATAAACCATTCACCGTTAACTGGTGGGATGTTCCGGGACGAGACGAAGCATGGAAAAAGTCTACGATCAGTAACACGTCTCAGTTACAGTTTGATCAGGAGTTTGGTAATACCTTCTTTGGTACGGGTGACACTCTTATTGGTGCAGAAACCCTACTAAACTTTCGGGCAACGCCACCCAAAAGAATTATCGAAAACGGTTCGGTACGGATCTATGAAGATACCATGCCGAAACACGACTACATCATGACCGTTGACGTAGCAAAAGGAAGGGGATTGGACTATAGTACCTTTTCGGTAATCGATGTAACAGTCCGACCTTTTAAACAGGTCGCGGTTTATCGCAATAATCGTATCTCGCCAATACTCTTTCCAGATATTATTTATAAAATCGCAAAAGCGTACAATGAAGCATATGTGATTATTGAGTCAAATGATGCGGGTCAGGTGGTATGTAATGGTCTGTACCACGACCTAGAGTACGAAAATGTACACCTAGAGTCTGCGGTCAAGAGGAATGCAATCGGTATTGAGATGAACCGTAAGGTCAAACGATTGGGTTGTTCTGGTATCAAGGATCTACTAGAAGAAAAGAAACTAGACATTGTTGACGAAGATACTATCATGGAGGTATCTACCTTCGTGTCTAAGGGTCAATCCTATGAGGCATCCGATGGTAACCATGACGATCTCATGATGAACCTTGTGATGTTTGGTTTCTTTATTACAACACAATACTTTTCAGATATGACGGATATCAATCTAAAACAGATGATGTTTGAACAACAGATGCTGGAAATAGAAGCGGACATGGTTCCTTTCGGATTCATTGATGACGGAGAAGATGCAATCAATCAAATCGAGATGCAAGACGAGTTGAAGGATATGGGTTGGCAAATACCGTGGGATAATGTTGAAAATTATTAAAGCATAAATAATGGTATTGAATTAATTCTCCGTATTATGAATACTTATCATAAATCAACGAAATAAAAGGATACGATTATGGCTCTTCTAAGGTCTGAATCCCCGAATGTTGCCATCAAAGAAGTGGATCTGTCAGGCATAGTGCCAGGCGTAACTACTTCTACTGGTGCGATCGTGGGAAACTTTGCTTGGGGCCCAGTTAACACACCAGTACTCGTCGGTAACGAAGGCGAACTGGTAAGTAACTTTGGCGACCCCTCATATGCAGATGACGCAAATGCAATTGAGTTTTTATCTGCAAATCAGTTTTTGAAATATTCCAACAGTCTCTACGTTGTACGTGGTGCGACTTCTGCTGCAAAGAACGCAGTTGACAGTGGTTCTACTGTAGACTTGATCACTAACCGTGATGACTGGGATAACTCAAAATCAACTGCTGTTGGTAACTTCATTGCAAAATACGCTGGTACTGCTGGGAACGGTTTGACTGTTTCTGTTTGTGGTTCAAGAGATTCCGCATGGAATGGTTGGACATACAGTGGTGCATTCGACGCCAAACCCGGCACATCTGATTGGGTTTCTGCACGTTCTGCTGATGGTGCTGCGGCACTTGACGAAGTTCACGTTGCAATTGTAGATGGAACCGGAACCTTCACAGGTTCACCCAACACTGTTTTGGAAACGTTTGCTAATGTTTCTCTTGCAAGTGATGCGAAAACTACTGATGGTGCTAAGAACTACATTCTTGACGTACTAGACGACCGTTCTTCATACGTTTGGGGTGCAAACAAACCCAATGTATTTGGTGTTGAGGTTGCTTCTGCTTCATTTACAAACGCAACACACGGTGCGGATCAGACAGACGCTGCAAAAACTACCGTCTTTACTTCCGGTGTAAACTCTGCTGCCTTAGGCACTGGAGAGTTTAGTACCGCTCACGATCAATTCGAAGACGAAAATACTATTCAGATAGACATGTTGATCGCACCAGGCGTAAGTGCTTCTGCTGATCATGTAACTGTTGTAAACGATCTGGTCGCTACTGCTACTGCACGTAAAGACTGTATTGTTGTTGCATCTCCTAACCGTGCTGCGGTTGTTGGTGTTACTGACCCCGCAACTGTTACTACTAACATCACTGCTACTGCTAGTACGTTCACTAGGTCTTCTTACTTGGTGGTTGATAACAACTACTTGAAAGTGTACGATAAGTACAACGACAAGTATCAGTTTATCCCTGCTGCTTCGTCCACTGCTGGACTGATGGCTGCGACAGATGATGTTGCTGCTCCTTGGTTCTCTCCCGCAGGTACTCGACGTGGTAACTATCTTGGTGTAACCTCTATTGCATACAACGCAAGTCGTACTCAAAGAGACACACTATATAAAGCAGGTATTAACCCCATCGCTAACTTACCGGGACAGGGTATCACTCTACAGGGTGACAAGACTTTCCTAGGTAAACCTTCAGCGTTTGACCGTATTAACGTGCGTCGTTTGTTTTTAGTATTAGAAAGAGCAATCAAGGGTGCAGCTCAGAATGTGTTGTTCGAGTTCAATGACGAGTTCTCTCGTGCTGAGTTTGTAAACATAGTAGAACCCTTCCTTCGGGAAGTTCAAGGTCGTCGTGGTATCACTGACTTCCGTGTAGTTTGTGATGAAACAAACAACACTGGTCAGATCATCGACACTAACTCATTCGTCGCTTCAATCTTCGTTAAACCTGCACGATCTATCAACTACGTAACGTTAAACTTCGTAGCAGTTAGAACTGGTGTAGATTTCGAAGAAATTGTTGGCGCGGTTTAAGGAGAATAAGAAATGGCAATTTTAGGCGTAGATGACTTCAAGTCAAAACTCCGTGGCGGAGGCGCTAGAGCGAACCTTTTCCGATGCACTATCAATTTCCCTGCATATGCAGGTGGTGATGCGGAAGAGACTTCATTTCTATGTAAAACCGCACAACTTCCACAGTCTCAGGTAGGTAACTTTGTTGTTAACTTCCGAGGACGTGAATTGAAGATGGCTTCAGAGAGAACCTTTGAACCTTGGACAGTAACCATAATCAATGATACTAACTTCGGCGTTCGTGACGCAATGGAGAGATGGTCTAACGGTATCAACGGACACAAGAGTAATTCAGGTCTTGTAAACCCCGTTGACTATCAGACTGATCTTTTTGTTGAACAACTAGATCGTGACGAGTCAGTTATCAAACGTGTCGACATTCGTGGTGCATTCCCCGAGACTGTTGGCCCTATTGCGTTGAGTTATGATACAAAAGGTGAGATCGAAACTTTCGATGTGACGTTTGCATACCAGTATTGGGAATCAAACACCACGTCTTAATGTTAGACTAAATAATAGGGTGTCCAAACGGGCACCCTTTATTTTATAAGAGATTACGTATGGCAGAAGAAAACGGTAGTATACTAAAGTTATTTGGATTCGAGATCAAGAGAACGGGTAAAGGTTCTAATACTTCATCTGGTCAACAGAAACTCCAGTCTCCAGTAACACCTACAGATCCAGACGGTGCGGGTTACACGACCAGTGCGGCGGGTTACTATGGTCAGTACATTAACATGGATGGGGATCAAGCAAAAGATAACCACCAGTTAATCATGAAATACCGTGGAGTGGCACAACACCCCGAAGTGGATATGGCGATCGAAGAGATTGTTAATGAAGCGATTACTGCCTCTGAGTTGGAATCCTCAGTAAAGATTTCACTAGATGATATCGAAGCAAACGATAAAATCAAAGACACCATTAGATTAGAGTTCGACAAGATTGTTTCTATGTTGAACTTTAATGACTTAGGCCACGAACAATTCAGATCGTGGTACATTGATGGACGATGTGTACACCACCTACTCGTCAATGATGCAAACCTCAAAGCAGGTATTCAAGAAATCCGTCATATGGATTCTGCAAAGGTTCGTAAAGTAAAAGAAATCAAGTATAAGAAAGATCAGAAGACCAATGTCAAAATCGTAGATAAGATTGAAGAGTTCTATGTGTATGACGAGAAACCCGGTCAAGCCAACACCTCTGTCAAACTATCCACCGATGCGGTGAGTTATGTGACATCTGGTGTGTTAGATGAGGGTAGAAAGAAGATCTTATCTCACCTACACAAGGCACTAAAACCCATCAACCAATTGCGTATGATGGAAGATAGTCTGGTAATCTATCGTCTTGCACGTGCACCTGAGCGTCGTATATTCTATATTGACGTAGGTAATATGCCACGTGGTAAGGCAAACGAATACATGAAAGACATCATGTCTAAGTATCGTAACAAACTGGTCTATGATGCGAGTACTGGTCAACTCAAAGATGACCGTAAGCATATGAGTATGCTTGAAGATTTTTGGTTACCACGTAAGGAAGGTGGACGTGGTACGGAGATATCAACACTGCCAGGCGGTGATAATCTGGGACAGATAGATGACATCATCTATTTTCAGAAGAGACTATACCGTTCTCTGAATGTCCCAGTGAATCGTTTGGAACAAGAGTCACAGTTCTCTATGGGTAGATCTACTGAGATCTCTAGAGATGAAGTGAAGTTTCAGAAGTTTATTGATAAACTGCGCCGACGTTTCTCGGTTATGTTCCTTGGTATCTTGAGAAAACAACTTGTACTCAAGGCTGTCATCACTGAACAAGACTGGGAAGAGTGGAAAGATGATATCTACATTGACTTTGTTCGTGATAACCATTTCACAGAACTGAAGGAGATGGAGATCTACCGCGAACGTGCCGGTCTCATGAACGAGATGGTAGGGTTTGTAGGTGAATATATATCTAAAGAATGGGTCATGCGTAATATCATGCGATTCTCCGATGAAGACCTTGAACAAATGCAGAAAGAGATTGATGGTGAAATAGCATCCGGTGAGGTTGTAGACCCGGAGGAGAAGGAAGAAGAGAAACCCCCCGTAGGTAAAGCACCT